CTATTTGATGGCGCGGAGAAGGCCTTTGAGATCCACGGCGAAGTCGACGCGGGAGGCCTCGTCGTCGAGGTATCCGGGCACGAGGGTGGCGTAGTGGTCCTGGGTTGTGCCGAAGTCGGCGTGGCCGAGCATGCGCTGCAGCACGGTGAGGCTTCCTCCGGCCGAGAGGTAGCGCGCAGCGAAGGAAACGCGCAGGCCATGGAGCGAAACGCGCGGGTAGCCAGCGGAGACAAGGTGCTCCTTGATCCTGTGGCTCATGGTGTCCGGGTGCATGCGGGGAAGGAGGTAGCCCTCTGGAAACGGGGACATGGCCTCGAAGGCGGCAAGGGCTGCAGGAGTCATGGGATACCAGCCTTCGGACTCGTCGGTCTTGGAGCGATCCACGCAATACCGGCGGCGATCCATGTCCACCATGTCCGACTCCAGGTAGAGCAGCTCCTGGCGGCGGCGGCCGGTGGCGCAGTAGAGGGCGACGATGCGCCTCCAGATGAGATCCTCGATGCTGGCCAGGAAGCGCTCGATCTCCTCGGGTGGGATGTGGGGGCGGACCTTCGGTTTGCGGCGCGGGATCTTCACCTGGCCGAGGGGATTTTCCTTGATGATCTCCCAGTCCGCGGCCTTGCCCAGGGCTGCCTTGAGATGCCGCGTGTAGGTGTCGATGCTCCTGTCGGAGAGGCCGCGCTTGCGCCAGGTGGCCACCAGCGTGTCGAGGTGCTTGCGGGACACTCTGTCGAGCCGCGTAGAGCCCCCTGCCGCGTCGATGAGCATATCCATGACCATGCGGTTCATCCTGGACGTGGCGTGTGTTTGTCCGCCGTTCTCGGCCCACTCCACGAACTCGTCACGGAACTCCTTGAGCGTCTTGGTCGTGCCACGCTCCATCACCACGAGCTTGCCCATGGCGATCTCGCGCTGGAGGAGCTTGAAGCGGCGTTCCGCTTCCGCGCGGTCCTTGGTGCGGAGGCTGCGCTTCTTTCCGCGCTCGAACTCCACGTACCAAGTCCCGCCCTTTTCGTGGCGGCAGACGAGGCGCATGGATATCTTAATTGCCCAGTCCGCGCGCGATTTCAAGGGCCACCTGTTGGTCTGCGTCGGTCATGCTGAGGAGAGATTCGCGGTCGATGCGGCGATGTCCGCCTGGCGTCCGCTGCGAGACGACGTGCCCCGCGTCCGCCCAGGCGCGCATGGTGTTCTCGCATACCCCGGCGAAGAGCGCGGCCGCGGCGACAGGAATCCAGCGGCTGGATTCATAGCGCTGCGCCGTGCGGCGCGCTGTTTCCGGGGTGGGGGCGCGGGACATTACGCCCTCGGCCTCGCGCACGGCTTGGCAGGCGCTCCGATGCGGAAGCCGCGCTCAAGGTACATGGGGCATTCCGGGCCGTAGATGCGCCAGTAGTCCAGCCATTGCAGGATTTCGTCGGCCGGGGCGTTTCCCCTGGCGCATGAGCTGCTGCGCTTGCAGGCCCCGAGAGAGGAGCAATAGGTCATCCCGCTCATGCGTGCGCCCTCCTTATTCCGTTGCGCCGCTGGACAAGGGAGAGAGCGCGGCGACAGGTGGTCTCCTGTGAGAGGCGGCATGCGTCCTCGTCGGGGCAGGCTGCGCAGAAGCCGGGCAGGATGCTCTCGCGGGGAGCTCTAGGGGAGTCGTCAACGAACTCCTGCCCGGCGGATGCGTTCGAGCCTGCATGCCTTGAGGAGAATTGGTGCTGCTTCGCACTCATTCCGTTCCTCCTGTTTCTCGCGCGGGACACGTGCCCGGAAGAGCTTCGTAGCGGCATTCTTTGCCAAGCAGGCAGGATGCGCCGTGGATGTCGAAGTCGAGATGCCTACAGCTAGGACAGTCGCCGCGTGTTGGCGGGATGCGATAAAACACGGTCCTGTCGCCGCCAGCGCCGATGTCCATGGCGTAAAAGATTTTTGCGGAGCTTGTGTTGCTCATTCCGCAGTGCTCTTGATACCTGGCAGGAACGGGCGTGTTTGGTGGACAGCCTCGACCGGCACGACGACCTCGCGGCCGGGGCTCCCGTCTTTTCGGATCACGCGGCCAAGGATGACCTTGCTCCCGGAGACGTCCACGAGGATCTCTCCGCTGCGGTGGTGGAGGGAAAAGATGCGGTCGCCGGCGATGTATGGCATGGCGTCCTCCTTCCTCAGTCCGGCGTCCCGCGCGAGCGCAGGAACTCGCGGAACATGCTTTCTTTGTTGGCCATATCACGCACCTTTCCGCGGGCTTCGACCAGGCTGCCCTCCTCTCTGATGCGCATGGCCACACAGGCGACCTGCAGCGCCTCCTTGTTGACTTCCTCGCGTGGCCGTCCACTGATTGCTGCCCCGCAAAGCTCACAGACTTCTTCGAGCAGCGCCTCGTAGAGTAGAGCGTTTTTCGGGTGCTTGGCCCGCGCTCGGCAGACCTCCAGGTCAAGCTCCGCCACGGACGTAATGGTCAGCCCGAGGATAGATGTCGGGGGGAGCTTGCCGAGGAGGGAGACTATGTCGTCTAGGCAGTGGTTAAGTTCCTTATACCCATAGTGCGTGGGGATTATCTCTCCGCGCGTAGCAGACAGTCTGGCTTCCAAGACATTCGCAGAGAAATAGATAACCTCTCGCTCCCTTATCAGCTTGTCGCGTTCAACCTCGATGGCCTCAAGCTCTGTTGCCATATCGAGCACGGCCCCGGCGAGATCATGCCACCAGACGTCTTGTTGGGAAGTCCTCGCCCACATGAAGAGTTCTTCTCTTGTCATGTCCGATCTCCTCGCTACTTCCGCTGGAACACCCAGCACTTGATGGACTTCTCCAGGAGGCAGGACCACACCGTGCGGTTCGCGTCCAGGAGCTTGTATTTCTTGCCGTGAGGCAGAAGCTTCTTGAGTTGCTGCATGTCGATGAGGGGCTGGCCTTTGGCTTGGGCGGCCTCGCGCACGTGGTTGAGGTTGATGGCCACGATGCCGGGCTCCTTTGAGTGGTTGAGGGTGTTGACCTCTTCCCTGTTCCGTTCGTTGGCCAGGTACTCGAACATCTCCCAAAACTGCTCCAGCAGGGGATGGTCAGCAGCGAGGCGCTGCTCGCGCACCTTGGCCCGGATGCGCAGGTACTCGGTGAGCCCTTCCGTGAGCTTTCCCTTCATGTCCGGGAAGACGACGGCCAGGGCCTCTCCGCATGCGGCGACCTGCGCGTGGTTCTTGATGATGCGCTCGTTCTTGAGGGACTCGTGCGCGGCGTACTGCGCCTCAAGGCGCTCGAAGGCCGCGGCGTAGGTGTCCAGGATCTTCCGTTCGTTGGCCAGGGCGACGGCCAGGAAGCCGCCCACGTCCGAGCTCGTCTGGCGCTCGAACCAGCGCGCCAATTCGCGCGTCCCTGCCTTGTGGTGGGCCTTGTCCGCGTGGCAGTGCACGATGCGCTGCAGGAGCGCTTCGGAGCCGTCCACCTCCGCGTTCTGTGAGATGAGGAGCGATCCCTGGAAGAGGTGCTCCTCGACGTCGTTGCTGCGCCTGGCCACGCCTAGGGTTCCCGTGCCGCGTCCGTTGAAAAACGGCTTGACCTCGTCGAAGCCGAACTGCCGTTGCTTCGCCCCCTGGTCCCCGTTGTCGCGGTCGGACTCGATGATGACCACGGGCAGGTTGGACACCTGGCTGAAAGCGCGGCGGCGTCCGGCTGGCGAGGACTTGAGAAGGTCAAAGCCCTCGTAGTCCTCGCGGCCGACGAGCTTCCAGAGGAACTCAAGGATGGTGGACTTGCCCGCGCCGGGCTCGCCGGTAAGCTCCAGGAAGGGGAAGGTCTTGTGCATGGCGCGGATCTGCTGGACGAAGAGGGAGCCGAACCAGAAGGCGAGCGTGGCCAGGCCCTGCCAGTGAAACGCCTTGGCGAAATTCACTATCCAGTCCTGGGAGAACTTGCCGTCGGTGTTGATGTAGACGCCGTTCAGGACGGTCTTGATGCCCACGCGGTTGATGTCGAAGTATCCGTTTTCGTTGACGGCTATTCGGCGGCCGTTGTGCCACGCGTGCTGCTGGAAGATGTAGGCGGCCGTGTCCCGGTCGTAGCCCACGAATGGCAGGGCCTGTACCGTGGTCATGCGCTTGTTGAGCCAGCGGTCGCGCAGGATCTTGAGCTGTTGCATGTTTCCGTCGAATGTTCCGCCGCGGGAGCGGTTCAGGAGGGCCTTGTGGAACGCGTCCGGGCTGGTGATGGCCGTGCCTTCCAGCGCGATGATGTCGTCCGGCTGCTCGTTTGAGTAGGAGATGCCGAAGACGTAGCGCTGCTCGTCGACCAGGACGTCGCGCTCCATGTAGAGGAAGCGGGGGTGGATGTTCGAGATTTGGAGGATGTCGCAATGCTGCTTGAAGAGGTCGCGCCCGTCCTTGGACTTCAACGCGCCCTCGATAGGATTCTCTCCCGCGACGGCCTCTCCGGACTCAGCCTTCGCCGCGCAGTAGGCCCCGGCCGCAACGGCGAGATCCTTCTCGAAGGCGGAGGGCAGGGTGATGGAGTAGATGGCGTTGCGGAAGTCGATGAGGAAGGACATGCGCCTGTTGCGCACGTAGTAGTGGTACGCCTTCTCCTCGACCGTCTCGGCCATGTAGAGGCGGCCGTGGTAGAGGCGCTCGGAGATGAAGGCGTCGTTGATCTTCTGCTCGCGCCAGAGATCGTCCCAGTCCTTGCCGTCCGGTAGGAGCAGCACCGTGGCCAGCTCGCCCATTTCCTTGAGGCGCTTGTGGTGGGCGCGGGCGTACTTCTTCCCGGCCGCGTCCGCGTCCAGGGCGATGACCCACCGAATGCCCTTGCCCTTGTGCAAGGCGACGAAGGCCTCGGGGAAGTGGTTGCAGGAAAAGGCCGCCGCCGCCTTCTGCCCGGCGTGATTGAGGGCGATGGCGTGGAAGATGCCCTCCACGAGGAAGCAGCGGTCGCCCTGCTCCAGGGCCTGGTCAGGGGGCGACCACACGTCGCCGCGGAAGAGCGTCCCGTCGTCCTTGCGCGTCCCGCCGAAATGGGCTTTCTGCCCGTCCTTCTTGGTGCGCCCGATGAGGCGCTCCCAGTAGCGGGTGCGGGCTTCGTCCAGATAGAAGCGGATCGTGGGCACGTGCTCCGACGTGCCGGGCACGGCCCAGGCCGCCTGCTCATACCAGCCGCGGATGCGCGAAAGATCGAAGCCGCGGTCGAGCCCGAGGTAGGCGTCTGCCGTGGCGTGGCGGTTCTCTTCGGTCGGTGGGTAGCGGTTGGCGAAGTCGGCGAAGATGTCGGGCAGGGCCTCGCGCACGGACTCCTCAAAGCCGCACTTGTTGAGCCTCTCGCAGCGTAGCACCCAGGGCTGCTGCTTCCCGATGTAGAGGGTGCGCTTGCCGCAGCCGGGGCACTTCCCCTTGCGCAGGTAGTCCGTGGTGTCCTGAAATCCGAAGCCTGGATCGTCGCGCAGGGCGCGGATGATCTCTTCCGGGGAAATGTCCCTACGCGGTTGCATGCATCCCCCAGGGACACTTCCCGCAAAGGGAGCGGTTGACCCACTGCATGGAGCCGCGCTGGCCGCGAACCTGCGGACATGGCCGGAGGTTCGGGTACGTGGCGGCCAAGCCCTTGAGCATGTCGATGGACGTTGCCCCGGCCTCTTCCGGTGTACGCGGGCAGCAGGGGCTAGGCATTGTCGCGCTCCAGAAGGCGGAGGTCGGAAATCAGGGACATGCCGCGTTCGAGCACGTCGGATATCTCGCGGATGAGTTTCCGGCATTCTTGCGGCTCGATCACGTTGTTCTTGATGGCCTCGCGGGCTTCTGTGGCCACGTCCCCGAGCTCGGCAAAGAGGTCGTTCACGCGACGCAGCAACTCGGAGCAATCAATGTCTTGGTGCTGCTCGTCGACGCCGTAGAATGTCGCCCTGGCGATGAGCCACTGCAGGACAACCTGATTCCCAAGGACTGAGCAAAACCGGGGGATGTCGGCCAGGGAGGGAAAAAACTTATCCGTGCTGAACACGCGCCGCATGAATGATTCGGACCAGCCCATCTCCACGGCAATCTCTGGCAGCGGCTTGCCGCTTTGCTCGATGGCCAGCTTGAAGGCGTCGACGGCGTCCAGGTGGTGCAAGGGGGGGAAATCAGACGTCATGTGACCGATCCTCTTTTTAGACACGGATGTGGCAGAAGGTTGGCGCTATGAGGTAGGGTCTTTTGCCAAGGGCTGCTTGCCCCAGGCTTCCTTGATCTGTGCCGGGGTGATGGCCCCGGACTTGCGGAGGTGGCGGAGGAGTTGGCGGAGCGCGAGGAGCTTGCCAGCGAGTACAAGCACCCGCTTGGTAGGAGGGTTCATGGCGTCCTTGTTCCGGTTCCGGCGCAGATTGCGCGGGTCCAGTCCCAGGGCGCGGGCAACGCGGTTCCAGGAACCGTACTGCCGGACAAGCCGATTGAGGTGGTGGGCGATTGCAGTTTTCATGGTGTTAGGGTGGGGCAAAATGCCCTAGCATGTCAAGGGCATTTTGTCAGATTTTCGTGGGGCAAAATATCCCGTAGGACTAAGTCATGGAAAACAAAGATAATTTTGAACAGGTGTTCATTAAATTGGTGGCGGAACGTGTTGAAGACGCAGGACTTTCCCACTCCGCATTCGGCAAGCGCGTGTTCGGGGAGGCCTCCGGCGTCCGTCTGTGGCGGGCCTGCCGCGACATGGAGAAGCGCCGCCGCAAATTAACCCTGGATGAGGCGTACAGAATGGCGGAGGCCCTAGGGACGGACTTCCCGACCATGGTCTGGAATATCGCGCAGGCGGCGAGGTCGCGGGGGATGATCAGCGACGACCAAAATAAATTGCTGAAATAGGGCAAATTGTCCCCATAGACCATTCCAAATAGGGGCAATTTGCCCTATGTATAGGGCGAGGAGATTGCCCATGCAGATAAACATCAGCTCCGCCCACTATCATCATTGCCCGATGACCAGACTGTCTGAGGCCCTGGCCTGGCGCGACGTCATCACTACGTCGGTCGTTCCCGTCGCCCTGATTCACCCAGCGTCACCCGCGGCAATCCTCGGCCAAGCGCTTGATGGGATTGAAGTCGCTGCCGTCGCCGCGGCCATGTCCTGGGTAGGCGTGACCACGCGCATGATTCAGGATGAGATGCGCGTCGGGCTCGGAATCAGCGAGGCCGTTGCAGTGCTCCTGGAGGCCACGGCCATGCGCATCCCCAGCATCAGCCGGGCCATCTTCGCCCGCTTCCTGGTTCCCCGCCGCAGAGTGCGCAGCGCCTACGGGACCGCTGGCTATCACTCCGGTCTGGTGTTCGGCTGCGACCTGCAGGACGCGATGGCCAGGATGGAGAGAGAGGCGATGCGGCTGACCGGGGCTGACGCCCTGCCCCATGGCTATCACGTGCTTGCCGATTGATTTTTAAAAACAAGCGAAGCCGGGGTGTTACGGTCGTTCGCCCCGGCTTCGCTTGTGCCAAATCCTTGCGCCTCCTTGCGCCCCGTTGCACTCCTCGCAAAAGCAGCCCTCCCCGTCGCGCCGCCCGCGCCGCCTAATCGCTCCCCCTTTGCCCCCCGCCCCGGCGTTGCAAAAATCGTCAAAAAAACGCCGAAGGTTTGGGGCGGAGGAGTGATTTTTTTCCGGGGGAGGCGCTCTTTCTTCTGGAGGAGGCATGCGGGTGGGCGTCGAGGCTGGCAGAAGCCCGAGAGCGCGCTGTACGGGCGCGGAAAAGGGAAACGGCCGGAGATTTCTCTCCGGCCGCGGCGCTTTCTGTCCTGCCCTCGCTTCGCAAGGGAGCGCAAGGATTAGGTGGCCATGACGCCCCGCAGTCTGGCGGCGGCCAGGTCTGCATACTCGGGCGAGATCTCGATGCCCACATACCTCCTCCCGGTTCGCAGGCAGGCCTCCCCGGTGCTGCCGCTCCCGGCGAACGGATCGAGGACGATACCGCCCGGCCGCGTCGTGGCCAGCAAATCTTCAAGGAGGGGGACGGGCTTCTCGGTCAGGTGAATCTTCCGCCCAGCGTTGACGCTGTGCCTATGGACGCCGGGGAAGCACGTGCGGCTATAGGTTCCCGGCTTGCCCTTGCTCCCGCAGATGACGAACTCCGCGTCCCGCTTGAAATCGCCCAGGGTGGGCCTGGCGCTCGGCTTGTGCCAGACGACGATGCCGCGCCACATCCACCCGGCTGCCTGGACGGCGTCGGTCATGGCCGGGAGCTGCCGCCAGTCCGTGAAGACCATGAGTCGCGCCCCGTCGTTGGAGATGCGCCAGCACTCCGCGAGCCACAGGGAGGCCCACAGGGTGAACGACCGCTGGTCGCGGTTGTCTCCCAACATGGCAGGGTATGTCTTCTTCGTGTTGGACTGCTGGTACTTCTTCGCCGGGTCAGCCTGCCGCGCCCCGATGGTCATGCCGCCGGTCGAATAGGGCGGATCTGTGAGGATGGCGTCGGCCGTTCCGGCGGGCATGTCCCGCAGGATGGCCAGCGAGTCTCCGTGGTGCAGTTCAGCGCGTTCGGTCGAAAGGACAATGGACATGCGAGTCTCCTTCCCGAGGCTCATGGCCTTCTAGGTTGGGACTCGTGGCCCTCAGATAGGTGAACGCCCCGCAGCGGGGGCAGCGGATTTCAAGGTCGACCACGACGCCGCGGGCGAGCAGCTTGGCGCAGTTCCCGCAGCGGATCTCGGGGAGCGTGGAGCGCATCTAGGACGTCGCGCTCCCGATGTTGCCGAGATGCCCGTCGAGCGACGTCACCTCGGCCGACACGGCCCCGCCCTGCTCGATGACCAGGGTATCGGGGTGGGTGTGCCCGGCCAGGATGGCGAGCGCGTCCCGGATGTCCTGCAGGGCTGCCAGGATCTCGCCGAACAGGTTCACCCCGCCGTTTGCTGCCGTGCAGGTGAACGTCCCGCGCGCCGCGAACAAAATATCCCCTGCGGTGATGCTCTTGTCGCCCTCCACCTCCTCGGTGCTCGATCCGCCGACCTCCTCGCTCTTGCTCCCCCCGACGCTCTCGGTGTCGCCCCCCGTGACCGTGGTCGTTTTTTCTCCGGAAACGACCAGGCTGCGCCCAGCGCCCACGGTCACGGACTGCCCGCCCTTGACCGTGCAGGCCTGGTCCCCGCCGACCGTCTCGGTGGCGTTCCCCGCGGTGGTGTGCGTCGAGTCGCCTCCGGCCGTCAGGTTGAGCGCCCCGAGCGTCCCGAGGTCCGCGCGCAGCCCGGCAAGCATGGTCAGGACCGTGCCCACCTCCACGGTGCGCATGCCCTCCACTTCGATGGTCGAGTGCTCGGAGATCCGCACGATCTCGCGCGCCAGCTCGCGCACGCTCTCCACGGCCTTGACCAGCCTGGTCATCGAGTCGTCCTCGATGGCCGCGTCCGTGCGCCGCGTCCAGTTGCCGCTCGCATCCGCGCGCTGCATCACGGTCGGGGACTGCTGCAGCAGGATCTCCTTGGGGGCCACGGCGGGAAGCGAGACGCCCATGGGGTAGATCTGCCGGATAATCGGATGGTCGGGCCTGCCGTAGGCGAAGCCGACGACCACGAGCGCCCCCGGCTCGGGGAACGCGAACGTGCCGCACTCCTGCCCTGCCCCGGTCGCCACGGGAAGGGGTACGGCGGTGTACGTCGGGAAATTCTCGTCCGGCTCCATGTCCGGCGTCAGAATCTCGATGTCGACCGCATAGCGCGGCCGGAAGCGCTCGCAGGTCACGCCCTCGCCCGGCTGGTCGGCCAGGGCCACGACGCGGGCGTAGCGGTCCAGGTGCAGCCCTCCGGACAACTCAGGGAAGAGTTTCAGGACTGCGGACTTTACTGCGTCTTGCATTTGACCTCCATCTCGTGCCCGGAAAGTCGCACGCTCAGTACGCGCTTGCCGTTGAGCACGGCCCCAGGCCGCAGTCCGGGGATGCAGGTCACGGTCTGCGCGGAGGCAGTGACCTTGCTGAAAAATTCCTGCGAAAGCTCCACGGGCGCGTTCGGCCAGCGCGAGTCAGCCCATGAGCCGACGAAGACCTTGCCGTCGCCCTGCGTCAGCCAGACGTAGTCCTCGATGCCGAAGCAGTCCCCGAGGCTGGCCAGGCCGTGAAAACCGGAGCCCAGACCGTAGAATGCCGAGATCCTTGTCGAGGCGTAGGGCCTGTCGGGAACGATGAAGCCCAGGCCCGTCCGCTCCGCATAGGCGGCGATGACCTCGCGCAGCGTAGGATGGCGCAGCGCAAGCGGATGCTGCGTGTCCATCCTGGCGGAGATCTCGCGGCAGAACATACGCTGCTGCCCGGCGTCGACCGCCGTGCTCTTCTCCACCTCTCCGGTGAAGAACAGCGTGAGGGCGTCCTCGAAATGCCATCCGAGGGCGAAGGTGACCTCTCCCGAGAGCGCTTCCTCGGACCGCACCTGGAAGACGGCCCGGCCTGGACGGTCGTGGTCCAGGCGGACGTCCTCGGACACGAGCGGCAGCTCCTGCCCTGCGACCGTGAGACGCTTGATGAGGCGCACTACTTACTCCCCTCGTCATAGTCGCCCAGGGCGGAGTTGGCCGCCTTGAGCTGCTTCTCGAACCAGGAAAGCTCCTCTTTCTTCTCTTCCACGGGAGCCGAGACGGCCTCGCCGTTGTTCTGCTGCGCCGCGGCCTCCTTGGGCGTCTCCCTGGACTCCGCGCGCTCGGGGACGGAAATGTGTTCCGCCAGGGAGAAGGACACCAGCCAGCAGCGCTTGCCCTCCTGCTCGTCGGCTTTGAAGTCTCCGGAGAATCGCCCTTGGCGCATCCCCGCCACGTTGGCCGTGGCGTTGGTGATGGCGTAGACCTTGTTGTCTCCCCCGCTCGTCTGCTCGGCCACCCGCGTCAGGTTGCGCAGATCAGCCTCGTCCTTGAAGCGGATGTAGATCTTGCAGTCGAGCTGCTTGCCTTTGGTCCCCTTCTTGGCCTTGGCGGTCGAGGACGTCTCTCCCGAGGCGTCTTCGTCCTTGAATTTGTGGGTGATGCCGACCTGCAGGCCGTAGCCGGGCACGGTGAAGTCATCGAGCATCAAAAAGCTCACAGGATGCCCTCCAGCGGGTTTTGCAGGCCGAAGGCCTCTTTGTAGTACGAGACCTGGCTTTTCGTGCCGTACCAGCACACAGCCGCGCAGCACTTGAACGATGCGTCAAGAGGCGGCGCGAAGCGCGCCAGCAGGGGGGCCATTTCGGCCACCAAGCCTTCGAGGTAGACCCCGAACCAGGCGTCGTTCTGACCAGACATGGACGCGGAGAGATCGTCCATGGCCTGCTGCCGCTCCTGCGCGGCCGCGGTGCGCTTTTGCCGGAACGCTGCCAGCCTGCCCGTGGGGGATGCCTGCGCGGCCTCCATGCCTTCGGCCACGGCGATCTGCCCGCCCAGGGCGCGCGATGTCGCCCGCCCGGTTGCGCTGCGGTCAGGCGACGCGCTGCCCCAGGACGGGTATCCAGGGGCGGAGGGGACCACGAATTTATCCCGCTCGAAGGTCGAAAGGCTCTTGGCCCGGCGCTCGGCCTGCTGCAGCTCGGGTATGGGGTAGACGTCGTTGAACTCGCCAAGGGCGGATGCGAGCTGCCCTGGCTCCGCCGTGGCCATGACCAGGAGCACGAGCCCGGAGTCCAGGGACGGGATCTCTCCGGAGGCGATAGCCTCGGCCGAGGCTGCGACGAGCCGCGCTCCTATGGCCTCGATTGCCCCTTGCGGGGTCAGGTAGGAGTTCTCCCCGCGCCTCGTGCCCACGCCGTGCTGGTAGGGCGTGACCGCGATGTAGCTGGCCCGCTCGGAAAGCACCCCGGAGGCCTGCGCGCGGGCTTCGTCAGCCCCGCCGCTCTCCGGCTCTTCGTCCGGAAGGCCGAGGCCGTCGAGCGCTCCGCTCCCGGATTCCATGGCCGCCTGCGCCGCCGCGAGCACGGCCACAAGTCCTTCGGCCACGGCCAGGATAGTCTCTGGAGACTGGAACGAAACCGGCTGCCACAGCATCGGCTACCTCTTCCAGAACGCCCACCCGAGCGCCCGCACGACCAGCCAGTAAGCCCAGGCCCGCACGGGCCAGCCGCGGCGGATCATGCAGTCGCGCAGCAGCGCGTCGGCCCATGCGCGCCATGCGGCCGGGCCACCTTGCTCATAGGCGAGGTCATGCTCGTTACAGCACGCTTCCCACGGCGGCGGCCCGCCTGTGAGCCAGCGCCAGAGGCGTGATATGCCGCCCGCGGCTCCGCATCCGTTGCTAGCCACGCCTAGGCTCCGGGCAGGGTGTAGGCCGGGTTGATGGCTAGGATCGCGGCCACGTCGCCCGCGGCGTGGGCCGCGGTGAGTTGGTCGTGATAGCCGTTGCGCTGCCCGGCCACGCTGACGCCTGCCGCGCGCCAGGCGTCAGCATTGGCCACGATGCGCTGGGCCTGCTGCGTGACGGACAGGACCGTGCCCCCCACGGCCGCGCGCCCGGCCACCAGGGCCGCGATGGACACGGCCTCGGCCTCGGTGATCTGCCCGGTCAGCAGCGCCCGCGCCTCGCTCTCCTGCGTGGCCCACGTCTCGCGCTCGGACATCGGGTATTCCCGCGCGTAGGGTTCCAGGATGGCCTCGGCCAGTGCCTTGATCTCCGCTTGCTTGGTGGCAAAGATCGCGGCCAGGTCCGGGGCAGGGATCGCCTCCGCGTCGTAGGTCCGCTCGATCCGCTCGCCGGTGTCCACGTCCACGAAGGCCGACGCCCGCTGCATGCCCTCCGTGGGCGTGGTCACGTCCACGATCCGCTTGTAGCCAGCGGCGTACAGCCCGGCGTCGGACATGCGAGCCGTGTAGCGCCGGACACCAGCCACGACGATGGTGCGCGGCAGCCGCGCGTGCTCCTTCAAATCAGGGTATTGCCAGCGGTCCATCTTTCAGCCTCCTAGTTGATGCCTGCCAGGGCGCAACGCCAAGGGACGCGGACGACGCCCGTCCAGGGATACGTGGTTCCGGACACGTTGTGGGTGGTGCTGCGCAGCTTGAAGCCGTCGCAAAGGAAGTCCACAACCCCACGAGCGGAGCCGTCGTTTACATACGTGGTTCCGCCGATGGCGATGGACTCCATCTCCGCCCCGGTGATGACCCGCGCGCCGTTCGCCACCCCATTTCCGAGGTATGAACCTGCATCAATGATGGTGCCGGGATCGTCCGGGATCAGGGCCGTGTGAATGCCCGAATGGCCTTCGGGCGGAGCATAGACGAAGCCGCGCTGCCCGTATGCGTGGTCCCACACGGTGACTGTGACGTTTCCGACGCCATACGCATCGAAAAATCTTTCATTGGTCGGCGTCCACGGGAGGGTGCCAACGGGAACACCGTCGCGGAAAAATTTGACGATGCCCTCAGCAGGAGAGGGGGCAACGCCGACGACATTGCCGACGCCAAAAGTGCCGCTCAATCCGGACGTTCCTCCCTTGTTCCAAAGGGCACCGGTCACGCCGACATGGCATGGCGTGTAGCCATAGGAGAGCATGGTAAATTCGGCGTACCACTTGCCCAGCACGGGGATAGGGACGTTCGGGGAATAGAGCATGCCGTCGGCGTTGTAAGGCCCGCTGTGCGACCGAGTGTTGGCGCGCGAGGTGTAATATCCGGACCAGCTTGGGACGTATAAGAGCCTGTCCACCACCGGGAAGTTGTCCGTGGGGGTGTCCAGGGTCCACAGGGGGGAGCCAGACGGCGTCCAGTTCCCTATCCCGGCCGCGTCCAATCCAAGCTGCGCTTGGTCCGCGAAGTCGAGGTGTGTTCCTGCCGGGCCATGCTCTCCGTCGTGTCCCATCCAAACGCAGGATTCCCCCCGCCACGCCGTGGCCGCTCCGACAACGTCCGCGCCGTCGATTATGTGGGCGTCGGCAATGAGGCCGTCGAGGTAGGTAGACCCCGACCGCGCCCAGGGGACGTTGACCAGCGCGGTGGTAGCCAATTCGGACAGTAACAGGCGGCCGTTGACCATGAGGCCAGAGGGGCCAGCCTCGATCAGATACCAGCCGTTCGGGTCACGGAAATAGTGGGGGGTGGTCGCCCCCCAGGCGACCAGATGGTCGTTGGCATCGAAGTAGATCGTGGAGCCGAGAATCGGCTGCATGGTCCCGAGCGCGCCTCGCTTGACCGCAACCAGCACCGTCACGGTGGCGCTTGTCGTGTAGGTGCGCTCAAGGGCCTGGCCGCCATAGCACATCATCGCCGCGTCAATGAGCCGCGGATAGCGGCAACGGATGCGAGGGGCGAATCGAGGCATGGACGGCAGGAAGGGGGCGGTCATGTTACGCCACCTCCCAAATGGTCGCCTCAATCTCGCCGTCGCCATCGCCTTCCAGGTGGATGCGATAGGATTTCCCCGACTCCAGGTCGAGGAAGGTGAGCGGGCTGTTCACGGCCTCATGCACGTGTCCGCCGAACCCCGAAAACGCCGCCGTCTCGGCCATGTCCACGCGGACCCGCAACTCGCCCCCCGGCCACGCGGCCAGACCTGCCGGGTCCGCGAAAATGGCCGAGGCGTGGTCCACCGTGACCCGCTGCCTGTTGCGCGCGGTCAGGTCGATCTGCACCGTGCCGTCATCGTCCGTGCCGAGGGCCAGCGGCGGCATGGAGTAGGCTCCGGTGAGCACGGCCACACTGGCCAGGGGCACATACAGATCACCGTGGGCGTGTCCTGCCGGAGCAAATTTCCCCGCAAAAAGATCCACGTCTGTCGGCCGCAGGTCGGTCACTGTGCCGTCGGCCGCCACGTGGGCGACCTGGACGCAGTAGTGCGGGGTGTGGAAGGGGGCGGCCTCGGTGTAGTCAGGAAGGCCAGCGCCCTCCGCCACGAAGGTGGGGGTGACGACGGTCACGACGTCGGAGCCCTGGGGCTGCATGCTGACGTTCAGGAAGACGTCGCAGGGCAGGGTGGGGAGCACGGCGGGAAGGTCGGCTGCGAGCGCGGCCCGGATGCCCTCGACATACGCCTCGCCGGGCTCGAAGTGGAAGTTCCCCTCGTCATTGACCAGGAGCCAGCCGTCGTTGAGGAAGGCCGCCCGGCCGTAAATGTCGCGGTTGGACAGGCGCTCGCGCTCGTCGATGCCCTTGAGGCGCACGGTGAAGTCGAGTTGCCAGACCTCCGCCTCCACGGTCACCCCGAGCAGATCCTGCGCCCCGGTGAACTGCAGCATGAAGTTGCGGGTCAGGTTGTTGCCCGGCGTGTTGGTCCCGGCGTCGTTCGCCCGCTTCTCGATGGCCGGAAGCTCGGCCACGGCGATGAGGACGCCGTGCTCGGAGCAGTAGAGCCCCTGCCAGTTGAAGGTGAAGTCGCCCACGTCCGAGCCGAGCAGGACGGAATACACGACCTGGTTCGGGTTGACGAAGGCCCGGAACTCCGGGGGGATGGTCGCGCTGTGCACGACATGCGCCACGGGAACGGCCTGCGCCCTGTCGGCCGCCTGGGTGGGGTCCAGGCCGGGCACATTGGCGAAAATCATTTGGTCAATGACCAGGGGCAGGCCCTGAGCCTGCAGACTGGCGAGAAGGGCCTCTCCGGCCAGGGTGATAACGCTGCTCATGCGCAGGCCTCCATGGTGCTGTGTGCGTTCTCGAAGACGGCCAGACGCACCCCCATGGCCAGGGGCGGTATCGCCGCGCAAACTGTCATCTGGTCATGGTCAAAGCGCCCCAGCCTGGCCGTGATGGTCGACGCCTGCCTGGAAACAAGGCGGTAGCGGCGGCAGGTCCGGCCGTACTCCTCGATGATGATCTCGACCAGGCGCTGGTTTTCGGAAAGATCCTCGTCGGAGAGCACGACGCCCAGGACATCCCAGTCCTGCCCGTCCATGCGCTCCTCCATGTCCATCTCGCCGACCTCCAGGCGCTGAAAGATGCGCCCCCACCCGGCCACGCTCCCGGCATCCTTGGCGTTCGCGTAGGCGTAGGCCACGCGCAGCCTGTAGGCGCGTTCCGGCTCTCCCCTGTAGCGCGTAACCCCGCGCTGCCAGGCGATGAGGTCCAGGACGGTCGCCTGGCACGTGAGGGGGTCGAGCTGCCGCGCGGGGAGGAGCGCGACCTGCCCGAGCTTCTGGAACCAGGACTGTGCGGACGAGGCCAGCGACCCTGTTTCCGCGCCCTCCATCCAAAAGGGGAGCGCCGGGGTTTCGAGGTCGTCGCTCACGCTTCGACCCCGCGGGTGATGGCCAGGCTGTTCAAGACAGGAAGCTGCAGGTAGGCGATCACGTCGTCGCTCCCGAACTCGATGCTGCGCAGGTCTGGAAGGTCGGCGTGCAGCTCCTCGGACAGGCGCGAGAAGCTGAACCGCTCAAGGGGCATGGCCTTGGTCACCGTGTCGAAGCTCGTGTTCTCGCGGAACGCGCAGCGGATGCGGTCTTCGACCGCCTGCAGGAGCGTCTCCACGCGGTCGTCGCTGGCCGACGTGACCGGCCAGACCTTGGGCGCGAGGTCCAGGGGCAGGCTGGCGATGGCCATGCACCGCATGTCGTCGCCGTGCCCGTGGTTCCCGGACGCCGTGATGTAGTCGTTGATGGCGTCGATGAACTCCTGCGGGGGGATGCCGCTCTCGATCATCACGTGGCAGTTGGCCGTTCCCGGACCGCGCGGTCCGTCCTTCTCGAAGAACAGGTAGTCCAGACGGATGCCGCCGTATTCCCCGATCAGGGCCTTGTAGGCCGCGTCGTGGTGGTACTGCCCCACGGCCATGAACTGGTTCCTGGCGCGCAGGCGCAGGGCGTCATCTTCTTCGACGTCCGCGCCAGGCGTGGTGAGCCAGTCGGCCGCGTTGGTCACGGACACGATGCCCGGCACGGCTTTGGCCAGGATGGAATAGTACCCAGGCCCTAGGTTGTAGGCCGCTCCGGGCTTCTCGGCCTGCACGGCGACGTCCAGGAAGAGCTGCCCCTCGGGGATGACCGCCTCGGCGGCCGTGGTCACGGAGTAGACCAGGCCGGAGAGGTCGGGCGATTCCACGACCGTTCCGGCGGGGATGGTGAGCGTCCCGGCAGCGCTCGCCCGCGTGAAGCGGACGACGCCTACGGCGCTCACGGCGGCTTTGCGCTCGACGTCCACGGCCCAGGCGAAGACGTCCAGCCAGGCCCCGGACGCGAAGCGCAGGAACATGTTCGGCAGGGCCGTCCCCACCAGGAGCGACACCAGCCACACGGCTGGCTTGGTGACGATGGCCGAGATGAGACGCCAGAAGGGCGACCAGGCGCTGTTGTTGGTGATGAGGCTGCCCTGCTCCGCGTTGATGGCGTCCCACTCCGCCTGCATCTCCGACGCGGTGACCGGCATACCGGCCTCCTGCAGCATGGTGGTGAACAGCTCGTCGGAGATGCTCTTCGTGCCGGCCATCTACGCCTCCAGCAGCAGGCTCAAAGAGCCGTATTTCACGGTCTGCGCCGTGAGCCAGTATTCGCCCGGCTTCGACTCCTCGATGACCGTCGTTCCTGGCACGATGCGCTCGTCGTCGTCGACCGCGATGGTGATTTTGATGATGTTCGCCCGCCTCATGCGCGCGTCCCGGTTGGCGATGATCTCCACCAGGAGGCCCGTCTCGCGGATCATGTGCTTGATGTCCTGGGCGATGGAGGCGCGGCCGTCGAGCAGGACGGGGTTGCCTCCGGCGTCCAGGGTCAGATCGTCCGAGGTGATGCGGATGTCGATGTAGTCCGCCATGCTGCTACCCAGCCCCCATGAGCGCCCATTCGTCGAGTTCCCCAGGCGACATGGGCTTGTCGCTGTTGATGGTCACGCTGCCGATGTTCGTCTGGCGTGAGTTGCCCTGGTTCAGCACGGCGCTGCTCGACCGCAGGACGCCCCCGGTGGGAACTTCAGAGACGCGCGGCGCGGAGATGGACGGCAGCGTCTCGGGCGCTTCTGGCATCGTGGCCACCTGTGCGGCGGTCACAGCCTTGGCCGTGATCTCGGCCTTGCCGCCTCCGAGCCCGAACTTCTCCGAGAGCCAGTCCCAGGCGTCGCCCAGGGCGCGGAAGGGGGCGATGATGGAGTCGATGACCCCCATGATGGCCTGGCCCCAGGACGTGTCCAGGAACGCGGCCTTCAGCTTGTCGAAGTGGGTGATGGCGTAGGCCAGAACGGCGACCAGGGCGACGAACCCGAGCGCCACCCAGAAGACAGGGTTGGCCCAAAATGCGGTGTTGAGCAGCCACTGCGCGGCGGTCTGCAGGCCTGTGAGCTTGGTCAGCAGGCCGATGGCCGAGATGACCAAGCGGACGGGGCCGCCGACCGCGAGCATGGCGATGCGCCCCACGGCCATGGAGGCCGCCATGACGCCCATGGCGGCGGCGAGCGACATGACCGCGATGGCCCCGTAGCCCACCCATCGGGCCACGTTCGGGGCAAGGTCTATCCAGCGCACAAGGGTCTTCGCCACCTCCACGCCACGGCCCACGAGGGCCTCGATAGGGGGGAGAAGCTGCTGCCCGAAGGACGCGGCGAGGACGCCAAGGACGCCAGCCCCCTTGTGCCAGATGTCGGTCATTTTGGCGGCCATTTGCCGGGCCTTGTCCATGCCCTGCACCTGGCCGATGGCGTCGATGCTTCCGGCCAGCCCCCTACTGTCGGCCATGAGCTGCTTGATGAGGCTGACCGCCTCGTCGGAGCCGAACGCCTTCTTGAGGGCGTCCGACTCGGCCACGTCGAGCGTCTCGCCGAACTTGCCCTTGATCTTGTCCAGGATCTCGACCATGCCGAGCATCTTCCCGTCCTGCCCGGTGAACTTGAGGCCGAGCGACTTCTGCGCGGTCCCCACCCCTGCGAGGAAGGCCTTGTACTTGGTCCCCGCCTCGCTGCCGCTCATGGTCGACTGCAACGTGCCCAGGATGGCGATCTGCTCGGAAGCGGCGATCCCGGCCGCCGTGGCGTTTGCACCCAGGGAGGTGAAGGCCGCGGACATCTCCTCGCCCTTGGTCTTGAACATTTGCACGGCAAGGGCTGTCTGGCCGGAGAGCTGCTCCACCCAGGCGGCCTTGCCCATGCGGTCGGCCTGGTTCTTGAAGATGCCGTACATGGTCCCCATGTAGTTGGTGATGACGCCCACGTCGGCCTTGGTGGCCTTGGCCAGAACGCCGGAGGCCACGGTGAACGCCCCAAGCTCGTTGCCCTTGAGCCCGGCGATGGCGGACTGAATGTCGTAGGAGGCGCGCACCACGTCGGCGGCGGAACCGCCGTAGTCCATGGCGAACTGCTTGGCCGAGGCCTGCAGCCCGGCCATGGCCGAGGCGTCGACGTCGAGCGAGGCGACCTCGCCCATGGCGCGGTTGAGGTCGATGGCCGGGGCGACCATTTGGTAGACGGACACGCCAAGCGCCGCTGCTCCGGCGGCCCCCGTTCCGACGCGCAGGAACTGCTCATGCACGGTGTCGGTCGTCTGGGTGATGGACTTGCGCAGCTTGCCCATCTTCCCGGACGCCTCGTCGCGCATGCCGATGGCGAACATGAGCCGTTCCAGTCGCGTCGCCATGTTACCCCTTGAGTGCCCTGGTTATGCCGTTGCCGATGGCCACGGTCATTTTCTCCCAGTGGTCGCGTTCCAAAAAAAGCGCCTCTGCCATGCTGTCCGCGTCGACGGCGCGGCCAGGAAACCAGCGGAGGGACAGGACGACGAGCTGCGCCGTCCCGCTCTCTCCTATTGCTCCTGCCCGCGCTTCGATTCCCCCAGCTCGATCTCGATATCGGGGGTGAACTCCTCCAGGATCTTGCCGGCGAGCTGCAGCCCGGCCCCAGGCATGTCCAGGATGGCCTTGAGCGCGTCCTTGTCGTCCGGGGAGATGGTGCGCATGAGGAAGTTGTGGGCCGGGCCGACCTTGTTGGTCGGCACAAGCTCGTTCAGGTACTTGTTGTACGCCGCGAGATCCACGCGGAACGACAAGTCCTTGCCGTTGACGGTGAGTTCGATGACCCTGGTGGTGCTCATTTGCCGCTCTCCTCGTTTTTTGGCCGCGCCGTCCCCAGGACAACGTCGGCCAGGGTGCAGAGACGGGATTGCAGGGCGTCGAGCGCCGTCCCGCCGGAGTAGGCGGAGATGGAGCTGCAGGCGACCTTGACCGTCTCGGAAATGCCGTTCAGATCCTTGATGAGCATGTGGGTCACGATGCCCGCGAAGAGGGCCACGAGCGTGCTGCAGCCCCATCCCCACAGCGAGCGGTCGCCGCACTTCGCGGCCCTGGCCAGCCCGGCCATGATGGAGAGGCCGATGACCAGCCACATGCTGCCGAGCCATTCGCGCGCGGATTCAATCACCGATCTTTCCCCATGTCCGTGGCTCCGTTTGCGTTCTGCGGCGTGTCGGCCAGCCAGAAGCGGATGGCCGCCTTGTCCGCGTTGCACTCGCGCAGGGAGGCGCGCAGCGAGATGGCATGCTCCGCCAGGTCGCCGTTCGTCTCGCCCTTCCACTCCGGCTCCACCGTCTCGCGCAGGAGCGAGTCCGGCGGTGAGAGGCGCACGACCACGGGGACGGTGACGGCGTGCTCCTTACCGGAGCAGGCTCCGCACAGCAGCAGGCACAGGAGCAGCAGCCCAGGCGTCAGTTTGCGGATCATCACGCGTGGCCTCCTTCAGCGCCGCCAGGTCGGTCATGCGCCGGTTTTCGATTTCGCGGGCGAGCTTCGTCCGTTCTGCCTGGGCTCCGTCGCGCTTCGCCTTGTCCAGGCGCAGCTCGTCGATGGCGGCGTCCTTCGCCGTCGCCGCTGTTTCCAGCGCGGCGACCACTCCCGCCTTGGCGTCGAGATCCTCGTGCAGGCCGTTGATGGTCCTGTTCTGCCACCAGCAGGCGGCCAGCAGGCACAGGATGACCACGCCAGCGGCTATGCCGACGTACTTGCCGATCCCGTCGGGCATCACGCCACCCCCAGGGCCATCCGCGCGGCTTTGCCGTAGACCTCCGCGGGGTAGTGGTCTGCCCACCTCTTGCCGTTCTCGTGGGCCACGATGGCCCGCATGAGCGGCTGCAGGTTGGCGGCCACGTCCATGGGCGCGTCCGGGGTGACGCCGATGCGCGCGGCAACGTGCGCGATGTAGCCCTCGGTGTCGTTCTCCATGGCCGGGGCGTAGCGCGTCAGGATACCGCGCACGGTGTTCAGGCCGTAGTCGCGGGCGTACTTGAGCAGGATCTTGCCCAGGGCGCGCAACCCATCATCCGGGGTTGCGAAGCTCTCGAAGGCGCTGTCCGCGCCCTCGACCTCGCCCTTCCAATCCGTGGCCGTCTTGCGGATGTTGCCGGGGTTGTTGTTCCGGATTCCACGCGGGGTTTCGCTCATTCCTCATGCTCCTTCTGGCAGCGGACGCACAGGCGGCATCCAGGCACTGCCTTTTGCCTGGCCTCGGGTATCGACTCGCCGCACTCCTCGCAGATCTCGCGGCTCGGGCCGCTGGCCTGGATGGCGCGCACCCTGGCCAGCGACTCTTCGCGGTGTATGGCCTCGCGTTCTGCGGCGATGTCTGCGGCGTCCACTCGTTACCCGGCTGCCTGGGTGTTCTCGATGGAATCGTCGGTGCGCACGATGTCCGCCGTCTCCGAGGGCGAGAGGTAGGGCACGCCGTTGATGCGTACGAAGTCCGGGGAGCACACGTGGTACTTGATCTTGGTCAGGTGTTTCTCGCCGCCCTTCTTGTCGAGGTCGAGCAGCGAGTCGATGACCAGCTTGCAGCCGAAGGCCTCGACCTTCATCTCTTCCCCGCCCGTCTTGGCGTAGAAGAGCATGTCGAAGAGGGGCAGGTCGGAGAACGATCCGGCGGACTTAGCTGCCTCGGAGATGACGGACACGCCCAGGGCGTCGACCTCGATCTCGCCGCTGGCCTTCTTGTCTCCGGATACCCATCCGTTGGGGACGCCGTTGTCCAGGGCTGGCTCGGAGCCGTCCTCGATGGACAAGGTGGCCTTGTTGATGTTCAGGGCAAGGTCGCCGAGGTTGACGTCGAAATTCTTGCCGCTGATACGCTGGCCGTTGTTCACGGTGCTCATATCGTCGCTCCTACGCGTAGTTGGTCAGGTCCAGGAGGATGTTGCAGGTGATGCCCTTGGGGCTGTTGTACGGCCGCGCGACGAACCAGATTTCAACGGCGTACTTGCCCGGCCAGGAGAGGACCAAGTCGCCGTCCTGGGGCGGCTCGATCTCTCCGGGGAAGACGAGGCCGAGCACCTTCCGGCTCTTGGACATCTCGCGCATGGGGCGCATGAAATAGGTCTTGGCCTGGGCCATGGACGCCGGGGTGTTGTTCAGGCGGCGGTCGGCGATCCTGGCCACGGCCAGGGGGTAGATGCGGCGCATGAGCTTCTGCACCACGCGCAGGTTCTCGATGACCTGGTAGTCGCCGCCGGGGGCGTCCAGCACGTTTCCGTCACTCCAGTAGATGCCGGGGTAGTCGGGATACCACTGCGGCACGCTCCAGCGGGCCTTGTCCAGGGCGTCGAGCACGGACATGTCCAGGATGACCCCGTCCTTGTCCTCGGGACGGTCGGACCACTCGCCCACGAGGGGGCCGGTGGCCACGCGCATGGGCGAGTCGGCCACGGTCACGGCGCGGTTGGCGAGCCGCCCGGCGTAGGTTCCGACCTCCGGCCCCCAGATGGTGGCCACGGGGTTGACCTGGTCGAGGGCAAGGCCGGTGGTGATGGCCACCAAGGCGTCCCGGAAGTCCGCCCAGGACTCGGTGTCCAGGGGGGCGCGCGAGCAGGGGATGAAGAACACGGGCCGCATGTACTTGGCCATGATGCTCTCGGCTTTGGCCTGCATGGCTTCGAGATCTGCGGCGGCATCCACGGGGTCGGTGACCACGATGGCCTCCACGGAGGTGCGCTCCATGGCGAAGTCCACGGCGTCCTGCCAGGTCGCGGCGGCGGCGAGCGGGATGACGCAGGCGAACCAATTCTGCCCCGCGTTGTTGCGCGCGGCCTCGATCTGCGTCTTGAGGTTCGAGTCGGCCTCGCCCAGGACCGCGTCAAGGTCGGTGTCTTGGGTCATGGTCACGAGCTTGCCCTCGTTCGTCCCGGCCCCGCGCCCGATGAACAGGAAATAGTTCTCGATGCTGGGCAGGGGTCCCTGGATAAGATTGAGATTGTTGACCTGTACGCTTCCGAGCATGTGGGCTCCTTATTTGGGCACGCTGCCCAGCACGGTTTTGGCGATCTTCTCGCACATCTTCTCCGCCTCGCCTGGGGTCACGCCCAGGAAGGGGCGCGGCGGCACGTTGTCGCGCCACGCCTGGATTCCCTTGGCCTTCTTGGTGCGCATGAGCCGCAGGACAAGGCCCGCGTGCCCGAGTGAAAAGTGCTTCTCGATCCACCCCACGGTCACCCGCTTGGGCCTGCGGCCTCCGCCCTTCATGGGGACCATGAGGCGGTAGCCTTCGCGGATCAGGGCCTTGGCCTGGCGGCGAGTGCATTCCTTGCCGTAATCCGGGCGGCCGTAGGCCTTTTCGGCCTTGGCAGGGGTCCACTCCTCGCCAGCCCCATGCTGGTGGCGGAACGCGATCTTGGCCGTGAGGGCGTTCTTCCAGGTCACGGCCACGCCCCCCTGCGAGGGGGCGGAGATGACGACCATGGTCCGGGCCAGGCCGGTGAGCATGGCGCGATCCACGCGGCGCTGCCTGCGCGGTGCGAAGGGTGCTCCGTCGACCTGTTCCTGGCGGCGCACGTTGCGCCTGGACTGGGTGCGCACGTAGCCCGCGATCCTGCGGGCATGCTTCATGCGGTCCCGGATCTCGCCACCCAGGGCGTCGAGCTGCGCGTCCAGGCGCGCGGACCGGCCCGTGTCCATCTCGGCCGTCAGCCTAACCTGCACGGTCGTACCCCACGGACACGGACTCGGCCGCGGTGATTTCCGGCTCGTCAACACGCCAGCGCGTTCCGGCGTAGGGGATGTCTCCGGCGGGGTCTTCCACGAGCGTCAGGCGTTCCTGGAACTCGCAGGCGATCTCGATGTCGGCGGTGTCCCTGTCGTTGATTTCCGCGTCGACCTCGGGGTCGAGCAGCCCGTCGCGGTCGCCGTCGTTATCCGAAACCCAGCCAAGGATAACGGCCGCCAGAGTGGGGCCGTCACCCGCATAGCGCTCGATCTGCACGACGGCGTCGTACTTCCAGACGCCGATCTCGATCTGCCGGAGCCGCGCCCCGTCGTCATCGGGGACGATGACCCCGAGATCCCGGCCCGTGGGCAGCAGCTCACCCTTGTCCATGTAGGCGTGGATGTGCTCGTGCGGCAGGCCGGTGACTTCGGCGAGGTGGGCGACCAGGGCTTTGATCTTGCGCACGGCCGCCTCAGATGAGCGCCACGTCGGCGCGGGAGACGCCGAGCAGATCGTTGATGGCGTAGGACGCCCAGGAGAAGAAATTGTCTGCCGTGTCCGGCCCCTCTTTGGCCTCGTTCCGCGCGGCCTCGCGCCTGTCGACCGTGGCGAACTGCCCGAGCAGCAGGGCCTTGGCGTGGGAGTACACGGCCCGCTTGTAGAGCAGCTCCGCGCCCCCATCGACGCCGGAGAAGGCCACGTCGGCCAGCTTGGCCACGCCCGCCGCCTCCTGCTCGGCCCGCCATGTGGCGAGCTGCTTCCGCGCCCACATCACGGCCAGGAGCAGATGGTCCGAAACGAGCCCCTCCGAATACTCCGCGGGCAACCTGTAGTTGCCCACGAACTCCGCGACGGGGATCTCCGGATACCAGCCGTCGCCCGCGAGGACTGCGGTCGTGGTGGCTTTTGTCAGGGCGTTGAAGCTCATGTGCTATTCCCCCCGGTTGGGGTTGCCCGTGGCCTTGTGTCGCTGCGCCCCGCGCAGTGTCCGGCCCGGACAACCCCGGTCGGTGCGAGGAGTACCTAGCCCCCCTGGTTCTCCGCTCCGGATTCGCCCCCGGAGGTGTCGGCGGGGGGTGTTTCCGGAGCGGAGAGGGGCGGTTGCGTCTTGGTCTTGTCCAGCCGCTTCTTCACGGCGGCGAGCGCGGTCTTGACCTGGGCTCCCAGGTCGAGGGCGCGTTCGAGGCTCTGGACGGCCACGTCGAGTTTCCCCGCCTGCTCGGCCTGCAGGCCGACCAGGCGGAAGTACCCGGCCTTGATCTTGTCAGGCACATCCCAGGCCGCGCCGTTCAGCGAGCCATCCATGGCCCCCAGCACGGCGGACAGATAGGGGTCGTAGCTGCGCCCGGCGTTGTACTCGGCCTCGGCCCAGGCCAGGGTCTGCGTCGCCACGAAGAGCTCCATGGGCGACTTGAACTTCTCGGGCAGCGCCTGGCCGTTTTCCAGACACCAGAAGGCGAGGCGCAGGGCCTCCTCGATGGCCCCGGCGTCAAACGCCCAGACCACGTAGTAGCCGATGAGGTCGTGGCGCTTGCCGCTGGCCATGAGCTTGGCGATGTAATCGCGGTACTTGGGCAGCAGCGTGTCGCGCTTGATCTCGGCCTTGCGCTCCATGGACGCCACGTCGTGCAGCGCCTTGAGATCCTCCGCCAGGGAGGCGTCGAGCATGGAGGCGAGCTGCTGCCCGCCCATCATGCCCTGGGGCATGGTCCCGAGCACCCGCGCGCCGGGGGAGACGACTTCCCCGGCAGGCGCGGAGGCAGCGGCGGCCATGGACTTCTGGAACTTGCGCATGAGGCTCATGGCTTACTCCCAGCCACCCGCGCCATCGGGCAGGCGGACGTTGGCGAACTCCACGGCCACGAACTTCTCCGGCGTCTCGACGACGTAGCCCTCGTTGCGGCTGGAGTAGTCCTCGACCTGGTCCTTCTTCGGGTTGTCCATGATCTGGCGACGCCAGGAGTCGGCCTGCCGGTAGATGGAGAGGTTGTCGTAGGAGGTGATGACCAGGCCGCGGCCGGGAAAGTTGGAGGGCGTCTCCCAGGGCAGTCCGCCGAACGTGGTCATGGAGGCGGACATGGCCGCCTTCTCGGTGGGTTTGTCGCCCACGGCGGAGAAGAGCGTGGCCTTCTCGCGCGCGATGAGGTCCGCGCCGATGAAGGCGACGAGACCCCGGCGCATGTACTCCGGGATGCCCTGCAGGAGGTCGTTGACGGACACGTCCAGGTTCGCGAAGTCGCCGCCAGCGCCGATCTTGATGACGCCACTTTCGGCCACGCCTTCGGTCAGGATGTTCGCGGTCAGGTTCTCACGCATGTACTGCATCCAACCCTTGTTCACGTCCTGCAGGAGCGGGTTGGCCACGGGGTCCGTGGTCGCGGCGGCGGACGTGCCGTACCAGCCGATCAGCTCCATGTCGGAGCCCATGCGCTGCTGCACGTAGCGGGAGTACCGCGCCTGGAAGTCGGGGAACTTCGCCCAGGCGTCCATGAGCGCGTAGCGCATGGCCACGTCCGAGTTGGTCTGCAGCAGGACGTAGCCGTACTTGCCGAGCCCCATGACGTTGCGCGGGGTGCGCTCCTGGTTGGCCACGGTGGTGTCGGTGCGTCCGGTCACGGTCGAGTTGGCGAAGCCGAGCAGGTTCTCGCCCACCATCTCCTCGACCGGCATGATGTTGATCTTGGGCAGGAAGGTGGCCTGCTCGACGATCTTGTCGTTGAGCGACTGGGCCACGGCCGGGGCGATGGTGAACGCCTTGGCCACGGAGTCCACGCCGTAGTTCTTGGCCAGGGTGGCGAGCAGGCTGTTGAAGAGGAGAATGGTATTGGCTTTCATCTCGTCTCGCTCCTACAGGATGCCGGAGTCGACTTCGTCGGCCGGGGCGGTGGTGGCGGGGGCCTTGGTCCCGTTGGCGGCGGCCTCGAAGCGCTTGGCGATCTCGCCGAGCTGGTCGCCCAGCTTCTTCATCCCGTCGTCCAGGGCGGCGAAGCGCGCGGCGCTGTCGTCGGCCTTGGCGGCTTCCGGGGCCTTCAGATCTTCCGCGGGCTTCCCCTCGCCCTCCTTGGGCTTGGCGGCGAAGGCCTCGACCTTGGCCTTGAGGGCCGACACGTCGGTGGCCAGGGCGTCGATCTTGCCCGTCATGGCCTCAAACTGCGCTTTGTCCATGGCTTCCTCATTCTCCACTTTGGGGTTGATTTTGAATTTCTCCATGAACCGGGTGAACCACGTGGGAGCCTCCTCCTGCTCGGGCAAGGAGAAGGCCTCGCCGGGCATGAAGATGCTGTCGGGCTTGTTCCGGCGCGCGGAGAACTTGAGTTCATCGGTTCCGAGCGAGGCGGGGGAGTCGGTCACGCCAAGGCCCACGAGGTAGGTCTTGCCGGTCCCGGCAAAGTTGGGGGCCAGCTCCATGCTGAAAAAGAGGCGCTGCCCGTACTGGTTGTCCCAGGCGTAGCTCGCGTTCGGCTGCAGGCGCGCGAGCAGCGTCACCACGCCGCCCTCCTCCTCGGCCTTGAGTTCCAAGACCTTGCCGTAGTTGTTCCCGAAACGCAGATGGTCCGGCCAGATCAGGGCGGTGTACTCCTCCGGGTCGTAAGTCTCGGCAGCGTCCCGGAGCCATTGCGGGTCAATGTCGCGTCCGTCGATGGACTTGCCGGAACGGCCGATGCGCACGAAGTCGGTGTAGAGTTTTCCCATGCCCGGCATGTAGGCACATCCGGCAAGCCGTGGGCAAGGCTGCGGCGTCCGATTCACGCCGTATCGGACAGGCTGCGCGGGAGCGGCTCCCCCGGCCGTGCTATGGCGGCGGCATGGAGAACACGGAAGGACAGGGCCAGGCGCGGGCGCGGCAGTATCCGGAAGAGGTCAAGACCGCCGCCCGCGGGCTCTACCTGCGGCGCTACACGGTGGCCGAGATCTCGGACGCGCTGAACGTGCCCAGGCGCACCGTCTATCACTGGGCGGACACGGCCGACTGGGACGCCATGCTCACGCACGAGCTGCCCGAGCAGGCCATGTCCCGCCGACTCGCCATCCTGGTCGAGCGCGACGGCAAGACCCCGCAAGACCTCAAGGAGATAGACACCCTGGTGGGGGCCTTGGAGCGCCTGCAGGCCATGCGGGCGAAGGAACTGGCCGCCAAGAGCGAGCCCGTCCGCGAGGCCTCGCGGGAGTATGCGCGCGATGACGCGCAGGGGATGGCCCAGGCCGGGGAGCGGAGCGGCCAGCCGCAGGGGAAGCGCGGCGCGAAAAAGATCAAGAACGACGTCTCGCTCCTGACGCCCTCGCTCTTCCAGGAGAAGTTCCACACCGGCTTCTTCGACTACCAGCGGGAATGGCGCGCGGCCATGACCTACCGCAACCGCATGCTGCTCAAGTCCCGTCAGATCGGGGCCACGTGGTACTTCGCGCAGGAGGCCTTCGAGAACGCCGCCCTGACCGGCGACAACCAGATCTTCCTCTCGGCCACGCGGGCGCAGTCGCAGGTGTTCAAGAACTACATCGTGCAGCTCGTCGGCGAGGCCTTCGGCATCTCCCTCATGGGCAACCCGCTTATCCTGCACACGGCCAAGGGACCGGCCGAGCTGCACTTCCTCTCGAACAATTCCAAGAGCGCGCAGTCATACCACGGCCACGTCTACATCGACGAGTTCTTCTGGATCTCGAAGTTCAAGGAGCTTTTCAAGGTGGCCACGGGCATGGCCGCGCACAAGAAATGGCGGCGCACCCTGTTCACCACCCCCTCGGCCGTGGCGCACGAGGCCTTCCCCCTGTGGTCCGGGGCCGACTTCCAGGCCCGCTTCGCGCGGCCAAAGCCCTGGCCTGACCGTGAGGCGCACCGCGCTGGCATACTCTGCCCGGATACCTGGTGGCGGCAGATCGTGACCCTGGCCGACGCGGAGAAGGGCGGCTGCGACCTCTTCGACGTGGAGCAGCTCAGGCTCGAATACTCCCCCGAGGAGTTCCGGCAGCTCTTCTCCTGCGAGTTTGTCGACGACGCCCTGGCCGTCTTCGCCCTGGCGCTCCTGGAGCGCTGCATGGCTGACCCGGCGGACTGGGAAGACGTATCGCCGGGCGACACGCACCCCGTTGGCAACCGCCCCGTGTGGGGCGGCTACGATCCGAGCCGCACCAGGGACGACGCCAGCTTCGCCGTCATACTCCCCCCGCTCAAGGCGGGCGAAAAGGCGCGCGTCATCGAGCGCCACAAGTGGGTGGGCAAGTCCTATCTCTGGCAGGCCGAACGCATCCGCGAGCTGGCGGACAAGTACCGCTTCTCGCATCTCGGCATCGACACCACTGGTCCGGGCATCGGCGTCTACGAGCAGGTCAAGCAGTTTTGCCCCGTGGCCATGCCCATCGTCTACTCGGTGGTGTCGAAGGCGACCTTGGTGCTCAAGGCCCTTGAGGTCATGGAAGAGGGCCGCCTGGAATGGGACGCGGCCGAGACGGAGATCCCCCACGCATTTCTGACCATCAAGCAGATCGTCACCGGCAGCGGGCAGATCAGCTACGCCGCTGGCCGCACGGCAACCACGGGCCACGCGGACGTGGCCTGGGCAATCATGCACGCCCTCGCGGCCGAGCCCCTCGCGCGCCGGACAGGCAGCGGAGGGTGCATGGTCGCTGTCAGCCAATAATCCCTGGAGGGAACATGGACAACGCGCCCTTTCTTTTCACCTTCGGCGACCCGGAGCCGGTCCTTGCCGGGCAGATTTGCGACGGCCTCGGTTCCTGGCTCCTGGACAACGGGCAATACTACCAGACGCCCATCCCCTGGCGCGGCCTGGCCCGCCTGCTGCGCGCCAATGCCTACCACGGCCCCATCATCGAGTTCAAAGCGAACGTGGCCATGCGCGGCTTCGTGGCCTCGCAGGCGATCTCGCGCCGCGCCATGCATGCCGTGGCCACGGATTACCACGTCTTTTTCAACGCCTACCTGCAGAAGGTGAGGAACTTCTACGGCGAGGTCATCTCCCTGCGCCACCTTCCGGCCATAAACATGCGGCGCATGAAAGAGCCCGACACGTACTGCATGCTCGACAGTACCGGTCGGGTCACCCCGTTCCAGACCGGCGAGGTGTTGCACCTGAAAAACTACGACGTTTCGCAGGACATCTACGGCATGCCCTACTACCTCGGGGCCGTGCAAAGCATGCTGCTGAACGAGGACGCCACCCTGTTCCGGCGGCGCTACTACCGCAACGGCGCGCACATGGGGTACATCTTCTACTCCGCGAGCGCGCATCTCGACGAGGACTCCCGCGCCCTCCTCAAAAAGACCATCGAGGGCTCCAAAGGCCTGGGCAATTTCCGCTCGATGTTCCTGCACATCCCGGACGGCCGCGAGAAGGACGTCCAGATCCTGCCCGTGGGCGACTTTTCCACCAAGGACGACCTGGAACGGATCAAGAACCTCTCGCGCGACGACATCATCGCGGCGCATCGCATCCCCCCGGCCATGGCGTCCATCATCCCCACGAACACGGCTGGCTTCGGAGACATCTCCAAGGTCGACGCGGTCTACCAGCGCAACGAGGTCCAGCCCGTGCGCGAGATCCTGCTTGAGGTCAACGACTGCCTCCCGGCCGGGCTCCGCGTCTCCTGGCCCGTGCCAGAGGGAGTGGAAGGGTAGCTTCTACGTACAGAAAAGTACGCTTTGACTTGACAAGTGGAGCTGCTTCCTATTGTGTCTTTTTCGGAGGTCGGACACCATGCGCATCATCTGCGACAGGTGCAAGAGCAAGGCCCGGATCGAGACGACGCGGGAGATAACCCCAGGCTTCCGCCGCCTCTACTGCGCCTGCCGCAACGTCGAATGCGGGCACACCTTCGTCATGGATCTGACCTTCTCCCACACCCTCTCCCCTTCCGCCCTCGATCTCCCCACCGAAACGCGCGACGCCCTGCGGGATTGCTCCAGCAGGGCGCAGGCCAGGGCGCTCTTCGCAGACTAGGCCCCGGATGAGTTCTCGACCGTCACGCGGTCGATGTAGTAGCGCGCGGCCGAGGTGATGAAGCCGGAGCGGGTCATGCCCTCGGCCTTGGCGACGCGGTCGATGCGCGCCAAGACGTGCGGGGCCAGGGAGATGTTGATGCGCACCGGAGGCTCCCCTGCTGGGGGCACGGGCACGGCCTGCAGGATGACGCCGGGGTGCAACTCCTCCCCGTCCTCGGCCGCCGCGGCCTCGGCCTTGGCTCTGGCCTCCGCGAAATCGGACGGCGCGGGCACGGTGTCGCCGTCCGCGCGCATGACGTCCAGGAACCCATCAAGCGCCTCCTGGGCCATGGCGAAGGCCTCCGCGAAGGTGTTCCCCTGGGTTTGGCAGCCCGGCAGGTCCGGGAAGGTTACGGCGAAGGCCCCCGCCTTCTCCTCGGCCGGATGAAAGACCGCGATGTAGTGCATGATTCCTCCCCGTCCGGGGAGTGAAGCCGCCTAGCGCAGCTTCACCCCAGACGCCTTCTCGATGCTCTTGACGTTCTTGATCCACAGGTCCTTGACCGGATGCTGCACAGTGACCTTTCCGGGCTTGCTCGGATGCTTGAAGTACCAATGGTCGCCGCGCGTTCCCACGTGGAACCATCCGTCCTCTTCGAGCTTCCTGATGACCGTCTTGCTGTCCACGTCGCCTCCGTTTCCTGAACTCGACTATGGCGATTTTTTGTGTAACAGTCAAGATAAATGTGTATTTTATACACAAAAGAGGCCCCGGAGCCGAGAACGGCTCCGGGGCCTCCTCCCCCTCGGCAGCAGCTACTGCTGCTGTCCGTCCGGTTGCGGTCGGGCCTGCCACCCCTCGTCGTCGATCTGCGCGGCGAGACGCTCTATGTCGTCCGCCTGCAGGGTGAGGAGCAGAGCCAGGCCGCCCTGCTCCTCCGGAAGCCCAGCGGCCGTCGTGCGCAGCGCCTCGGCGTGTGCGAACAGCCTGACAAGAGGTTCTGCCTCAACTTCCATGGGGTTCCTCCTTCCGACGGAGCGCGGCGCGCATGCGCTCCACGTCGCCGGTCAGCCAGACGAGCTGCTGGTGCAGGTGATTGAGCGCTGTGGGCGAAAGGCGGCCCGTGCGCACGGCTTGCCGCAAGGTCACGGACGCGGCCCTGAATTCATCCGCCAGCGCCAGCAGGTCGTCGCTCATCCGCTCCATCCCGGCGACAACGGCGAAGACGTCCGTGTACTCTGGGTTCTGGTGTTCACTGCTCATGCCCGCGCCTCCTCGTGGGTTTCGGTTTCCGGACGCTCGCCGCGTGCGGAAGCCCCACCCTGTACAGCATCCTCTCCATTTGCGCTAGGTGCTTCTAATATTTCAACATTTCTTGAAATGTTGATTTCTTGATTGCAGAAAAACACCCAACATTTCAGGGTCTTGCCCATATGCCCGCTGTTCATGGCCTTGTTGGCCTCCACCAGCTTGCGCGGGGTGCTGGCGCGCAGCAGCAGCCGCAGCTCCGGCGCGTCGAAGACGAAGAGCCCGCGCGCCTGCGAGGCGCGCATGAACTGCGGCAGGTTCACGGCCAGCAGCGCCGGGGTGCGCGAGTGATTGAGCCAGCCCGGTCCCTGGCCGTCCGGTCCCTTCTGGGAGTTCAGCAGGTCGAACTGCTGCCAGAAGGCCGTGACCAGGGCCGGTTCCTCCTCCTCGCCCTTGGCGAAGGCCTCGTACTGCCGCACGGCCTTGGGGCTCGCCTTGCGCCCCTTGCGGAGCAGGGCGTCGTTCTGCTCGATCACGAAGCGCGCGGCCGCGGCCACTGCCCCTCCGGGTTGCTCATTCCCCGTGAGGTGGAAACGCGAGAGCACCTGCCGGAGCAGCGCCTGGCGCGGCAGCTCCGCGAGCATGGCCCAGAGGGCCACCAGCTCGTGCAGCTCGTCCATGCTCGAATTGGACGGTCCGAGCCCGCCCAGGTTCTCCAGCACGTCCAGCACCCACTTGCGGAACTCCTTGGCCCGATCCGTCCTGGCCAGCATGGCCAGGAGATGGCATCCGCGAGGGGAGAAGACGCGGACTTCCTGCGGCCCGCCTGCCGTCTCCACCGTGACCAGGGCGGTCATGTCCTCGCTGAACTCGTCGGCGTGTCGATCGAAGAGTCTTTTGATTGCCTTCTTCGCAAGGGGGGTGTCAGTTTGACCCCCCCCTTTGGTGTATCCGAGGGCAAGTGCGATCTGGCTAGCGCGGAGCCAAGGAACCCCTTCGCGGTCGAAGACCTGCATGGGCACGTCTTGAAAGAGGATGGCTTCCGGAAGATGGGTCATGACTGCACCTCCTGCTTCGCCAAATGATCTACAGAGGAATACCGTCTCCCGAATTTTCGGGGGACGGTCATCGAGCGGGATTCCCATGTGGAGTTTGACGAGCCGAAAGTTCGGCTCGTTGAATACACCGACGCCATACTCTTAGGGAACATCGGCCGAATTTTCCGCCGATGTCCTATCACGCGCCGCGCCTCCGGCTTCCGCGAGCGGAAGACCAGGGAGTAGAGGCCAGACTCGGAGATGATGAGCATGTTGGGGTTGCCGCGATTTCCATCAGCAATGCTGATGGTATTCTTCTCGTCATCCTCCAATTCACTGACGGCCTGCGATGGGTTTCCTAGGTCCAAGACGTTGCACACGTCCTTGGCCACGAACCAGGGATTACCCTCGTGGTCCGTGCGCACGCGCACCAAGGAGTCATCAAAAGCGTAAGGCACGAGGCTGGCGGTCATTGCGCACCTCCAGGCGCGGCCTGGGGCGCGCCCTGGGGACCGGGGAAGGGGTGTAAGGATTGCTTACACCCTCGGCGGACGGCTGCCAGCGCGGGCAGCACGACGTGCCGCGCCGCCATCACGCGCTGCTTGCCGCGCAGCGCGCCGACCATGGCCAGGACCACAGGGGACAGGGGATTGGCCTCGATCACGAGGCAGTAGGCGGGAACCAT